ATCTGCAATAGGCAGCAACTAGGTATGAAATTGTGTCACTATAATGTGATACACAATTCTGAGACGTTTAGTCAGATCGAGGACTTTACGCTCTACTATGATCGTCGCCTAGCGACGAACATTGTACCTTCTGAACTCAAAGAGTTCACGAAGAACGTGCACAACTTGTACCTAAAACAGGTACCAAGTTGTTTAACACTTCGAAAAGCCGGTAGCCGGCTATCGAAGGATGTTGAGCCCTTCCTCAAGGAGGACGGGTTCTTTGACATTCTCCGGGACTTCTCAAGTCCAGGGAATGCGGATGAAGAAGATATCGAACCTTTCTTCTCCGACGAAACATCCGAGCAATCGGAATGTGACGATGATCTGCCAGTCCCGGACTTATCCGGGTGTGGCAGGACGAGCTACGAGGATCCATTCAAGATCCTCGCAGGATGGGCCTTCGCTTCGCAATATTGCGAAGAAAGGCCAAAGATTAATGTCTGGCCGGGAGGTACCTTCCGACTCCAAGACAAGATCAGTCCCGCACTATGCGGCTCTGATCGAAAGAACTCAACTTTCTTTACGAAAGTGGAGAATCATGATGAGAAGATGTTTCTTCTCTTCAATCACACCCATTGGGGTCATAGGATCCAAATGGGAAGACGGGAGAAAGGTCCTTTACGGAACTTCTCCAACACGCTCTTTCGAAGAATCTCATTCTTCGTAAGAGGAAAGCACGATCCAGTATGGTCACTGGACGAGCAAAGTAAGTTTGCCGATTACTCGGCGAACCGAAACAAGACCTATAGAGCCCAAAGGCTCATAGAGGTCCTCAAAACCGTTGACGGATTATTCTGTCAAAGGTTCACTTCCTATCCAGAAGAAATCTGGACATGGGAGAAATACGATTTGTTTGTCATACAAGCAATATCGATTCTGATCACTGACGAATTCTTCGACGGTGAACTGAGTGATTACTCAATGGATGAGCAGATCACACATTACGAGCAACTGAAAAGGGCTCGTAAAGCGTTTAAACAAGTAATACACTTGGATAAACCCGAGGAAGGAATTTTCCTCATGGATGGCCAGCCTCGCTGGATCCAATCCTACCTACGCTGCGTCTGGAACGCAGCGGTACGGCATAAAGACCACTCTAGGCTATACCTAGCAGGGGTCCTGTCCCAGAGCAGAGGTTCTGGGACACCACCTCCTCTTATGACCCTGAGGTCTAAAAGGAAGTTCCTCCAGACTGTGGATTGTCCACCGCCGGAGGTTACAAGAACGGAAGAAGCTATCTTCTTAGCCGCTCTCGACGAAGAAATGGGACAACTCCCAGATCACGTCTTTACAGGTCTTGACACGAAAGCTCGTGTCACGATCACGGGTTCTGCATGCTGGGAAGCAAGCAGATCCCAGGGCGGGACCGCCCAAGCCATACTTGAACTTATGTCCAAGTATGAAGATATGCCGATTCCCATACGGGATCTCGACACGTCAAAGATTCTCTCGCACAAGGCGAAAGATTCTTTCGAATCCATAGGCACAGCAATATTCTTTGCTTGCCTGGACGAGGTCCTCTACACTCCTGTAGAGAATCTCAGAGAGGTTATGTTGACAATCGTCAAAGAACCTAGTAAGGCGCGTGTCGTTACAAAAGGACACGCGGCATTGAAAATCGTACTTGATACGGTTTCCAAGATATGCTCATATCCCCTCAAGAAGGGGTTTAAGAGCTCATCGTCCGGAATGGGTAAATCCCACCACGGATGGAATCTTTTCAGAGATATGACTTCTGAAGAGATGTTTCAACTCCTTTTCCGAGAAGATCGGAAAAGGAGGGAAGAAGACACTTTTGCCGACCACGTCGACAGAGTGCAGTACTGGCAAGACCTATGGTTTTGCAGTACAGACTACCAAGAGGCCACAGACCGAATGGTACACCGCTTTGCACGCCCAGTGGCGCGCAAGTGGATGATGAAGTGCGGGATACCTCCCGTACTTCAAGGAATAGTCTTAGCTGTATGTTTTCAGCCTAGACCAGTTTTCTTCACGGGCACAGGCCCTCTGAAGAATGTTGGCCATCACGTCGATGGTACAACTAGAAGAGTCACCCTTTACAGGGGAGTCCTCATGGGGGATCCACTTACCAAAGTGATCCTCCACTTCTCGAATATAATTGCGAGGAGAATCGGCACTGGTATAACCAGTGGCGATATATTCCGAAAGTTTGGGAACAGTTCCCAAGCTATCGAGGCGTTCGCGGACGGAGTCCACGAAACCTTTATCACTGGAAGAGATTACTCTCAACCAGATGAATCCCCAGCCAGGCGTACGCCTGTTGGGGTATAACACATGACTCCTATTGGAGTAACACTATG